CCCCGGCCCCGGCCCCTCCTGCCGGCGACCGGTCGGCCGAGCTGATGGCCGCCACGAATGCGGCCCGGGCGAAGGCCAAGCTGCCGCCGCTGAAGCTCGACCCGCGGCTCCAGGCGATGGCCGCGGCCTATGCGGCGACCCTGGCCAGGACCAGCGCCGAGACCCACGGCGACTTCGCTGCCAGGCTTCGCGGCTCGGGCTACCCATGGTTCACCGCGGCCGAGAACCTCGCCTTCGGCCAGGCGACGCCGTCGGCAGCCGTGGCCGCCTGGCTGGCGGACCCGGCCCACCGGGCCAACCTGCTCGGACAGTTCACCGACTGCGGCCTCTCCGGGTCGCGGTCAAGCATCGGCGCCTGGTACTGGGTTGCCGACTATGGATCCACCTCATGATCCTCGAAGCGCTCCACGATCACTGGCGACACACGGCCCCCGAGGGATACCTCGTGACTGTCACCTCGGGACTGCTGGGCATGGCGGCCCAGATCGAGTGGTCGAGCGTGCTCACGTTCGGCTGCCTGGTGGTCTCGATGATCGGCGGCAGCGGGATCTCCCTGTACAAGAGCTGGAAGCTGGCCCAGATCGAGATCGAGGCCAAGCGGCGGAAGCTGGCGATGCCACCGGGGATGATCCCCGACCAGAGGCCAAGCGGCTGATCGAGCGGGCGGAAGCCCGATTGCGGGGTCTCGAGCGAGAGATCCGCGAGCTATTCCTGCGGGAGCTCGAGCGAGAGTGTGGACGACCCGAAGCGAAGCGAGCTGTCCCTGGAGGCCCAGGCCCTCCGCAACGACTGGCCGGTCCGCCCCGAGGTCCGCGAGCGGATCATGGCCCGGCTCGTCGAGTACGTCGACCCCGACGCCGAGCAGGGCGCGACGGCGCCGGACCGCACGGTCCTGCGGGCGGCGGAGGTCCTGGCGCTGTTCTGCGGGCTCTCGCTGAAGCAGCAGACCCTCGACCTCCAGAGAGAGAAGCTCGGAGGGAAGCCCGATGAAGTTAGCCTGTCGGATCTCGTGGCCGATGCCGAAGCCCGCGCCGAAGCCCGTCTCCGAGATCGAGAGCTTGAAGGCCCGGCTGGTAGAGATGGCCCGGCGGGTCGATGACCTGATCGCCCAGAACCAGCGGCTCAAGCGAAGGGTCCATTGGCTCAAGCGGTTCCTCGCCAAAGACCTGATCGCTTGCTCGAAGGCGACCCCCGAGGACGGCTGACCCGGCTCCTCGCCGCTTGCCACTCCGACCCCGATCTCTTCAACTCGGCCATCCTGGGCTGCCCCCCTTTCTGGGGCCGCCAGCGCGAGATCGCCGAATCGCTTTGCAACTATCGCATCACGGTCGCGTACACCGGCAACGCGATCGGCAAGGACTACCTGGTCGGCCGGCTGATCCCCTGGTGGCTGGCGACCCGCAGTCACAGCCTGGTCATCGCGACAGGACCATCCCAATCCCTTTTGGGAAGCGTCACCTGGAAGGAAGTGCGTGCGGCCGTCGAGGGTTCGAAGGTGCCCCTGGGCATGGACGTCAGCAAGGGCATCCGATGCAGCCCACTGCGGCTGATCGTGCGGGGCGACTGGGGCGCCCTGGGCTACTCGACCACGAGCGTCGAGCGCGCCAGTGGCCAGCACAATCGCAAGCTGCTGGTGATCGTCGAGGAGGCATCCGGCGTCGAGGATGAGATCTGGGATGCCCTCGACTCGCTCAAGTACGTTCGACTGCTGGCCATCGGCAACCCCATCCGCGCCGATGGCCGCTTCGTGCAGCTCATCCGCCAGGCCGCGCGAGACCGTGAGGACGGAATCCCACATTCCCGTGCGGTCAACGCGATCCGGGTGTCCTCGCGAGAGTCCCCCGATGCCGACCTCGACGAGTCCCCTCGAGGACTGGCTGACCGCACCTGGATCAGCGACTGCGAGCGGCGCTATGGAGTCGATTCCCTCTGGGTCAAGTCCCACATCGACGCCTGCATCCCCGAGCTGTCCTCCGACCGGCTGATCCCCGATGCCTGGCTCGACCTGGCCGCCGCCTGCGACCGGCCCCCGCTGCGGCCCCTGGACCCACTCAACCGCACCCGGCGCATCGCCTGCGACATGGGCGAAGGAGTAGGACGTGACAGCACGGCCATCGTTGTTCGCGACGATTGCGGCATCCTGGAGTGGCGAGCCGGCTCTACTCTGGGCCTTGCGGAGGCCGCCCGCGAAATCGCCCGCCTCTCTGCCAAATGGGCCGTCCCCCACGAGCGAGTCTCCTACGACAAGCTCGGCATCGGACGCGACCTCCGGCACTATCTCATCCGCGAGGGGATCGATCGAGCCGTCCCCTATGCCGGCAGCGGCCAGCCCCGCGATCGCCGGCGATTCACCAACCTCCGAGGCGAGGCGGCCTGGGCCCTGCGAACCCGGCTCAACCCCGACTGGAGCCGCGACCCCCGCTTCGCCGTCGCCACCCGACAGCCGCCCTTCAAGATCCCGGCCGATGGGCAGTGGACGCTCTTGAGGGAGGAGCTGGCGCGGCTGTCCTACGACCTGGTCGGCAACCAGACGCGATTGATCTCGAAGGAAGACTGGTCTGCCGAGCTGGGCCGATCACCCGACCGCGGAGACGCCTTGATCCAATCCTTCTCGACGGTGATACCCTAGATGTTGATCAGCCGAGACTATTCCCTAAAGCATCAGGCATTTGTCCGTCGGCTCCGGTGCGATGTCTGTCAGCGCGGCGGCGACTTGATGGTGCGGGATTGGGAGAAGCTCGGCTCTAACGTCCCGCCCGGCTGGGTCGCGGACGACGGCCTGCACTTCTGCCCCGACCATGCGACGACGCCCGTCCTGGCCGCGAGGCTTCTGCCCTGATCCCCTCGAGCCGCAGCCTGACCCTCAAGGTCGAGCACCCTTTCGGCTCGACCGTGTATCTCAAGCTGGCCCAGGAACGGCTGCCGGGAATGGTCGTCGGCTTCCTGCTGCGGTCGACCGGCGTCGTGTACCTGATCGCCTGGGGCGACACCAGCGAGTCGAGCCATTACGGGTTCGAGCTGACCGATACCTGGGAGCCGAGCTTCGACGTCGCCGGCTAGAGCAGGGGCGGCCGGTCGCGCCAGGTCTCCTGCCTGGGTTGATACACCGCCAGCAAATCGCCATTGGCCGCCGCCTCGCAGGCCGACCGGTAGTCCTCCAGGTCCATGACCAGGGTCAGCGAATCGCAGCCCGTGCAATGCACGCCGTAAGCCTGGTAGAGCGCCGAGAAGCCCGCGCTCCTCATCGTCCCGCCGCAGGCCGGACACGGCGGCCACTCCATATCCCACACCAAGGCCGGCACCGCCGCCAGCACCTTCCTCGCCGACATCGGCTCCATGACGGCCTTGCCCGTGATGACCTTTCCCATTTGCTGACCCTCCGAGGTTAAGTGGTCGGACAACCGCGTCTCTTCCCCTGGCCCGGCAAGCGCTCCCTCGCTCCGACCCTCGATCGGTCGGCCATCCTCCAGGAGGTCGCCTCCGGCCTGCGCAACGAGCGCGGCCGGCTGGCCGAAGCCGCCGAGAACGCGGCCTTCGCCGACCTGGGCTCTCGCGATTATATCGAGCGCCGCGAGGCCGAGACCGAATTCGATTACGCCGGGCGCGTGAAGCGCGCCAGCGGCCTGATGCATCAGGCGATCAACCGCCTCTGCTCCCACACGTACAACCCCGGGCCGATGCGGACGGCGATCGACGCGCCCCAGGCCGACGAGCTGCTCCAGCAGGTCTATGAGCAGTGCCACATCGACGCCGTGATGCACGAGGCCGAGCGGCTCTCGACGATCAACGACGTGGCGGCGATCGAGTGCAAGGCCACGGATGACCCCGAGTACCCGATCGACTTGCAGCTCTGGGGCTCGGAGGAGTTCGCCGTCTTCCTCGATCCCGACGACCCCCGCAAGCCCTACGCGGTCGTCACCATCGACCAGTTCGACGAGCAGACGCGCTATCGGCTCTACTTCGACGATGCGGTCCATACCTTCCTGACGGCCAAGGCCGGCAGCGCGACGGGCCAGCGCACCGACGGGGGCGTGATCGCCTTCGAGGTCCCGGGCTCGCCCGAGCCCAACACCTACGGCGTGCTGCCTTTTGCCTTCGTGCCCTACCGGGCGCCGGTGCGGCGGTTCTGGACCTGCGGGCCGGGCAGTTTCCTGAAGGAAGCCGAGCGGGTGATCAACGATCAGCTCTCGGACATGGCCGAGCTGATCCAGAAGTACCAGTTCCCGATCGCGCTCTTGAAGGGCGTCGGACCCGAGTTCAACCCCGAGATCGGGCCCGGCCGGTTCCTCCGGCTGATCCAGGGGGACAGCACCTACAACGGCGACGGCTTCGCCCCGGGCGGCCAGCCCGCCGCGGAGTACCTCCAGGCCCAGCTCCAGATCGAAGCGATCTGGCAGGACATCAAGGAATACATGGGCCAGGTCGCGGAGGCGATCGACCTGCCGCCCTCTGCGCTGCGGCTGGATTACACCGACGCCCCCAGCGGGATCAGTATCCTGATCCGGACCCTGCCCCTCCTGACGCGGGCGCGGCAAAGGCGGCCGATCTACCAGTGGGCCGAGACCTGCCTGGCCCGGCTCATCTGCTGCTGCTACGCGCGGCACTACGGGAAACCCGCACTCGAGAAGAACGCGAAGGCCCTGCGGGTCCTGCTGGCCTGGCCCGAGCCGCGGGTGCCGATCCCGGGCCCCGAGCGCGACGAGACCGATAGCTGGGAGATCAGCCTGGGCATCAAGAGCCGCATCCAGGTCGTCCAGGAGCGGTATGGCTTGACCGCCGATCAGGCCCTCGAGCGGCTCAAGCAGGTCGCCAAGGAAGAGGAAGAGGCCCGCGCGATCCTGCCTCAGCGCGAGACGCCGGCGAAGCCCGAAGACGAGCCCGACGGCGACCAGCAGCCCGACCAGGCCGATGACGATCCTGAGTCCGAGGAGACCGACTGACGCTCATGTCCGAGACAGCCACCAGCCCGAACAACCAGGGCGAGATCATCGGGCGGATGAAGGCCCGCATCAAGGACCTCTCCCGCCGGCTCCAGGCCGCGGAGGCGGCCTCCCAGGCCGCGACCACCGAGGCCGCGGCGGCGAAGGCGAAGTACGAGACCGAGCCGCTCAAGGCCGAGAACGAGCAGCTCCGGGGCGAGATCCGCACCGGCAAGCACAAGGCCGCGTTCTCGCGGCTGGCGAAGGACGCCGGCGTGAGGGAGAAGGCCGTCGAGGCCCTCTACCAGCTCAGCGGCTGGAAGGCCGAGAAGGACGACGTCGACGAGAAGGGCATGAGCGAGGCCATCGAGGGCCTCCGTGAGTCAGCCGACTATGCCTTCGAGCCCGCCCAGGACGCCCAGGCCGAGACGAAGCCCGAAGCCCTCACCCCGAGCCGTGTGCCCCCTCCTGCCCAGGGCCGCGGCGCCGCCCACCAGCCCAGCCGAAGCGGCGTGGTCCTGACCCGGGCCCAGATGGCCGATCCGCGATTTATGTTGAATCCGGCGAACCGCGAGATCATCCAGTCGGCGGCGAAGGAGCACCGCTTCCAGACGCTCCATGGCGACCAGAGGAGATGAGAGCGGCTGCCCCGCGGAAAAGACTGCCGCGCCAGACGCTCGGCGTCAAGCCGCCTGTCTTCAATGGGTCCACGCCCCGGAGGGCGTGGTCAAGGATGGGGTCGTGCTAACACGAGCCCAGATGGCAGACCCTCTTCAATGGGGCCGCGGGGCAACCGCGGCACCATTCTAACCCATCTGTGAATCACCTCCAAAGGTGTTGATCAAAAGCAACACCATGTCGCGGAATTGTCGCGATCGAGGCCCCGCGGGCGCGGGGCCGTCTCCCGTCCCACATCACCTCCCCCTCGAGGCCGCCCGGCCCCGTCGAGGCCCGCAATGGGCCGATAGCCAGAGTTCCACGAAAGAACAATGGCCAATACGTTCACCGCATTCTTCGAGACGCTCGTCGCGGGCGCCGGAGAGTACAACGCGGCCAAGGTCGGCCGCACCATGCTGCTCGATCGCGTGTACAAGGACGTGCGTCCCGAGGCCGCCCGCATCGGCAAGACCGTCGACGTCTACTTCCCCGACGTCGGGCCGATGCAGTCCATCGGCAACGGCCAGCTCGCGGCGACATCCGTGAGCCCCAACTACGTCCCGCTCGTCTTCCAGAACCGGATCGGCAAGGCGCTCCAGTTCCAGGACTTCGAGCAGTGGCAGACCGCCACCGACCTGGCCCAGAAGTTCTTCGACCCGCTGTACAAGCGGGCGCGTGAGTACCTCAACGCCCAGATCTCGGCCCTGATCACCACGGCCAACTTCAACGCCAACGCCCCCCTGGTCGGCGCGACCCAGGGCGAGGTCCAGGTCCCCGACCAGCTCGCCGCCTGGGATGCCATGGCCGACCAGAAGGTGCCGCTGGACGACCCCAACCAGTTGAGCCTGTTCGTGCACAACAACGTCTATCGCAAGATGCTCGGCGATAGCGCCTGGGTCCAAGAGAGCTTGGTTTCGGCCGCGATCGCCCGCGAGGCCCGCGAGCAGGCCGACCTGGCCAACGCCTTCAACTTCCGGCCGATCTGGGACCAGCAGATGCCCACCGCCTCGGGCAAGGTCCTCTACGGCCAGGTCAGCCCGACCAACGGCTCGGCCACGGTGACCGGCACGGCGACGGCCTTCACCACGGAGCTGACCGCCGGCAGCTCGTACATCACCTTCGGCAGCGACCCGGGCAAGACCGCCTACCTGGTCTCGGCGATCGCCAGCGACACCAGCCTCACGCTGTCCTCGACCTACGCCGGCAGCACCCCCAGCTCGCCCACGATCGCCCGGGCCAACACCGTCCTGGCGGGCACCGTCGCCGTCACGGGCGGCTCGGCCGCGGTGGTCGGCACCTCGACGACCTTCACCACCAGCCTCACCGTGGGCCAGTGGCTGGTCATCCAGGGCGATACCACGGCGACCCCCTATCAGGTCCTCTCGATCACCGACGACACCCACCTGACCCTGGCCAGCAACTACGGCGGCTCGACCGCCTCGGGCAAGCTGGCCACGGTCAAGAGCTACACCTGCCTGGCGATGCATGAGTACGCGATCGCCCTGGCCCTGCGGCCGATCGAGACCCCGCCCGAGGCCCGCGAGGTCCTGGACGTGACCTACATCGACCTGCAAGGGATTCCGCTGCGGGTCATGGTCAGCTACCAGCACATCTACCAGGCCCTGTTCGTGACCGTGGACTACGGCTACGCCCTGGGCGTCATCCGTCCCGACTTCGGCCAGATCATCCAGGTCTAAGGCATGGCTCTCAGGAAGCATGAGATCGATCCCCAGAAGGGCGCCCTCCTGGTCGGCCTCGCCGCCCCGGATGGTAACTACTGGGACATCGTGGCCCCTCCCACGGTCGACGGCTATGTGCTCACGGCCGACTCGACCCAGGCCTGCGGGGTCTCCTGGCAGCCCGGCGGCGGGGGCGGCTTCGCCGCCCCGGCCTTCACGGCCTTTGCCCTGTCGGGCCAGGCTTCACCACTGGAGGTCGGGGCGACCCTCTCCGGGACGTCCCGAACCTTCACCTGGACGACGAGCAACAGTGCCAACGTCAAGCCCAATACAGTGTCCATCACCGACACCACCGCGAGCACTCCGCTGGCGACGGGCCTGGCGAACACGGGTGCGGACACGCTTTCCTTTTCCGACATCACCAATAACGCCCCGGCCACGCAGACCTGGACGATCGCCGCGACCAACACTCAGCTCGCGAGCTTCTCGCGGACCTACAGCGTCCCGTGGCAGTGGCGGGTGTATGCCGGGACCAATAGCAATGGCACGCTGACGGCCAATCAGATCAAGGCCCTCTCCGATAGCTCGGCCCTCCAGGCCGGCTTCGCGGGCACCTACAGCTACGCGAGCGCCACCGGCTACAAATATTTCTGCTACCCCGACTCGATGGGGAGCGTCAGTAGCTTCGTCGACGCGAACACGGCCTTCCCGGTCTCGATGGCGACCAGCTCGGACGACGCGGCCTATAGCAACACCGCCAGCGGGTGGAGCTATGCCATCGTCTCCGTCACCAACGCCAACTCCGTGACGACCAATTATCGCGTCTATCGCACTCAGTTCAGTTTCTCCGGCACCTTCTCCATGAGGGTCTCCTAGGATGAGCTTTCCCGAACTCTTGAAGAACGCCACGGGGGCGGGAGAGGCCCTCGACAAGGCATCCGCCACCATGGAAGCCGCCCGCGCCTCGGTCCACGACACCGAGGCGGCCTATGATGCCGCCATGGCGGCGAAGCATGCCGCCGACGCGGCCCTGCACGATCTCCTCAAGGCCAGGGGCGTGCATTACACCTTCCAGCCCGATGGGACCGTGGTCTTCTATGCCGCGTGCGACGCCGGCCCCGGCTGGTGCGCGCAGCACCCAATTCCCGGCGCGGTGCCGGGCGAAAGCTGAGCCATGTCCGTCCCGCTAACGGGCACGATCTCAACCTACCCGAGCGGCCAGTATCCGACCCACGATTCCGCCACCGCGATCGACGGCTGGCGGGCCGTGGCCGACCACACCGCGCGCAATGCCATCCCCAATTACCTCCGCCGGCGGGGCATGGCCGTCTGGACCCAGTCCGACGGCCTGCTCTGGACTCTGAATCCGTCGCCCTGGGCGGGCAGCGATGCCGACTGGACCCAGTTCAGCGGCTCGGGGACGGTGAGCTCCGTGGCCCTGGCGATGCCCGGGATCTTCACCGTCTCGGGCTCGCCCGTGACCGGCTCGGGCACCCTGACGGCCACGCTCCTGACCCAATCGGCAAACCTGGTCTTCGCCGGCCCGACGACCGGCTCGGCGGCGGCCCCCACCTTCCGCGCCTTAGTCGCCGCGGACCTCCCGGCCGGCACCGGCACGGTGACGAGCCTCGCGCTGGCGATGCCGTCGGAGTTCTCGGTATCCGGCTCGCCCGTGACCGGCTCGGGCACGATCAGCGTGACCAAGACCGGGCAGAATGCCAACCTGGTCTATGCCGGCCCCGGCTCGGGTGGGCCGGGCTTCCCCGGCTTCCGCAGCCTGGTCGGGGCGGACCTGCCCAATCCCTCGTCGTCGACCCTCGGGGGCATCCAGTCGGCCGCGGCCGTCGCCCACCAGTGGATCGACTCGGTCAGCACCTCGGGCGTCCCGCACCTCTCGCAGCCGGCCTTCTCGGACATCTCCGGCCAGGCCACGCTGGCGCAGCTCCCGTCGATCGGGGCCAACACGGTACTCGGGAACAACACGGGCTCGAGCGCCGTCCCCGCGGCCGTGACGACCAACCTCCAGGTCGACAGCCATCAGGGCGTCATCACGAGCGACACCGACGGATCCACCGTCACCTTCAACCTCGCAACCTCGGACTGGCACCGCGTCACGCTCGGCGGCAATCGCACGCTGGCCCTCTCGAACGCCACCGTCGGCCAGCAGTTCACGGTCATCCTCGCCCAGGACGGCACCGGCAGCCGCACGGTGACCTGGTGGAGCACGATCAAATGGCCCGGCGGCACGGCGCCGACCCTGACCACGGCGGCCAATGGCGTGGATGTCTTCACGTTCAAGTGCGTCAACACCAACGTGTACTACGGCTTCACCGCGGGCCTGGACCTCTACAATGGCAGCCGTACCGGGGCGATCAGTGCTTGATCAATCATCAGTTTTCAGTGTTCAGTTTTTAGTGTTCAGTTCAGGGGCAGGCGCCAGCCGTGCCACCAGGCGACCACCGAGACCAGGACGACCCAGGCAATCAGCACGATCTCCAGGGCCACCTACCAGAGGATGTGCCACCAGGGCCGATCTTGACGCATGAGCTGATCACCTCGCAGGTCTGAACTGAACACTGAACACTGAACACTGAAAACTCATGTCTTTCGCCTTCGTCCAGAACAAGAACACGGTGACGGCTTCGGCCTCCAGCGCGTCCGTCACCATGACCTCCTCGGTGACGGCCGGCAACCTGGTGGTGGCCTGCGTCGGGGTGCTCAACGGGTCGACGTCGACGCCGATCGGGACCTCGGTCGCCGACAACAAGGGCAACATCTGGATCCTCTCGGGCGTCCACACCTTCACCCAGGGCGGCAACCTCGGGCAGACGGTGGCGATCTGGCATGCGATCGCGACCACCGGCGGCTCGAGCTTCCAGGTCACGCTGACTCCCGCATCGGCCGGCTTCCTCGACCTGTCCGTGTGCGAGTATAGCTTCAGCGACACCGGCTATCTCCAGGTCTACTCGGCGAGCCAGAACAAGCAGACGGCAACGGCCTCGGTCAACACCGGCACCCTGACCCACAACGGGTCTGCATCCAACCTGATGGTCGGGATGATCTGCCGCTCCGACGGCACCCAGAACGAGACCTGGTCGGCGGGCACGTCGACCAACCTCCGGGCCTCGCATAGTTTCGTGGGCGGCTCTGCGGTGGGGTTCGCCAGTGGCGACAGCCTGAACCCGTCGGCCGACCAGGCGATCAACGTCTCGTTCAACGTCTCGGCCACCGGCAGCGTGACCGAGGCGTTTGGCGTCACCTTCTCGTTCAACTCGACCGCCCAGCCCTACCGCTATCTCGCGACCTTCTTCGACGGCTTCAACCGGCTTTGTGTCTGCGGCAACAACGACGGCGGCGCCACCTGGAATGCACTGCCCGGAGGCGGCTGGAAGGCCAATTACCCGCTGAGCGGCTCGGACGTCTGCCGCGACCCGTCCTCGGTCTTCAAGGTCGGCTCGACCTACTTCGTCGCCCACTCGAACACCAACGGCACGGCGACGAATACGGTCACGATCTGCTCCTCCACCGACCTGATCACCTGGGCCTTCGTCTGCCGCGTGGATTACTCGGCGGTGATCGGCTCGTCCAACTCCAACCGCTGCGTCGTCGGACCGCAGTTCTTCCGGGATGCGGGCGGCGACATCTACCTGTTCGCGGCCGGGAGTGCCACGTACTTCACGTCGATCAGCTCGAACGTGGTCATGTGGTGCAAGGCGACCGACACCACGGGCCTCTCGACCTGGGGCGCGGCATCGAGCCTGACCCTGACAGGGAGCGACACAACCGGCCCGCTCGACCCGTTCCTGGTGCTGGTATCGGGCACCTATTACCTCTATTACGCCCATCTCGGCAGCGGCACCAACAACGTGACCCGGGCGTCATCCGCCACGGTCACCGGGACCTACGCCGAGATCGACCAGCCCTTCACAACGCGAGAGGGTCCCTGCCCGGTCAATATGGGCGGCTCAAACTGGCGGATCTGGCTCGACGCCCTGGGGGCGGGCCAGTACTTCGCGGACACCTCGGGCGGAATCTCCGGGAGTTTCGGCTCGCAGACCGGACCCACCAGCTATCTGACCAATACGCAGATCGGCATGAGCGTCGTCGACGGCAATGCTTTCCAGGCGCTGGCCTACGCGGCGGCGCTCCTCCCAGCGATGTGAGCCGCGCCCCGATGCCAGTGACCGCCGACGCACTGAACACTGAACACTGATCACTGAACACTGAAAAGCGAACTCAGGAAATCTGACCCGTGGGACTGAACCTCGATCTCCGGATCGGGACCTCACATACCTGGCAGCTCCAGGCGCTGAACCCCGACGACTCGGTCCCGAGCGGCGTCTTCGAGGATGCGGACGTGCTCTCGGCGGCGGTCTGGCAGGGCGCAGCCGACGCCCCGCTGATCAGGCTGGCGATTGCCTGGATCAGCTCGGCGAATGCGCAGTTCGCGATCAGCTTCGCCCCTGGCGACACGGCGAATCTGGCCTCGGGCGTCTACTACGTCGAGGCCCAGGCCACCCGGGGCACGGACGTCGCCGACCTGCTTCCGCGCGGCACCACGCTCACGCTCGCCGACACGCCGGGCACCGCGACGATCCGCCCGGCGTACACGACGCTCCAGGACCTGAGGCGCATCGCCCCCTGGATCGACGACCAGTCCGGGCCGGCCCTGCTCGGGGCCGAGTCGGGCTTCGTCGAGCAGCTCGCCGACGCGCGGGACTGGCTCGACGAGTGCATCCTCCGGAATTACCGCGGCGGGAATGTGACGCTGCTCGGATTCCACGGGATGGCGTTGGACTCGTGGTTCACCGGCGGCACGCGGCGAACGAGCCTCCGCAATCCCTTCGTGCTCAACCTGCTCAAGCAGGGGCCGGCCACGGCGAGCCCGCCCAATGGCGGTCTGATCGTCACTTCGAGGACGAAGGACATCGTCTCCTACTATGCGTTGCACCGAATCACCGAGGGGATGATCACACGCGGCACTCAGTACGCCGCCCTGTCGGCCCGGGCACTGCACAAGGCGCACCAGCTCCTGTCCTCATACACCGCGGAGATCTCGGTCAATGGTGCCGTGGATTACGCGGGGTCGCTGATCGCCAACATCCCGGTGCAATTCTCCTCGACGAACACAGTGAGGGCGTAGCGTGGCAACCCTCGACCTCGACCAATCGCCCCGCGCGGCCGTCTATCGCAAGCTCGTCGAGCTGATCCGCAACGACCCGACCATCCGGCGCGTCTTCCGCCCGACGTCGATCCGCGCCTGGGACGGCAAGCCCCAGGACTCCGCGCCCTTCGACACCTCGATCGCCCCGTGCATCCGGATCACCCCGAGCAACGGCCCCGACGAGTGGCTCTTCCCGGAAGCCTTCGCAGGCGACCTCTTCCTCAACGTCGAGCTGGTCGTCCGCGGCACGGACGTCGACGACCTGTTCAACGCCTGGTTCGCGCTCCAGCGGGCGATCTACCCCAAGGACTTCACCGCCAAGACGGCGAATGTGCAGGCCCTCCAGCAGGCCGGGGCCAAGACAGGCCTGGCCCAGTTCAGCCTCCCCGCCTTCGACGCCAATCCGAGCGACAATTACTTCGCGGCAGCCGGACAAATCAAGATATCCGTCCGCGAGCAACTCTCGGTCTAAAGAGAGGATCATTCCATGTCCGCTGCGCTTCGTGAATTCTGCCTCGTCGTCCAGGAAAGCGCGTTCAAGACTCCGGTCTCGACCCCGACGATCTGGACCACCGGGACTGCCTACGGCCTCTCCCACTTCCAGGGCGCCTACGTCCGGTTAGCCGATGGCAACGGCTTCACCGCGCGCTCCGAGCCGGTCATGGTCGAAACGCCCTATGGCGGCGGCTTCGCCGTGCCGGCCTTCCAGGTCTCCGACAAGCAGGCGATCAAGGGCCGGCTGCGGATCAAGCTGACGATCGGCCAGGCCCCGTTCTGGCTCAACTGGGCCTTCACCCGGATCTCGGGGGGAACCTCGCCCTGGACGACGAGTGAGCCCAACAACGACCTGGCCTCGTGCACGGTGTACCACGCCAAGGAGCTGCAGCCGCTCTCGGGCACCTACAAGCGGACCGCCTACTACGGCGGCAAGGTCGACGCGGCGACCCTGTCGGTGTCCGAAGCCTCGACCGAGGCGATGCTCGACCTGGACATCACCTTCGCCGGCCAGGACGGCAACCAGTTCGCCTCGACGACCGACCCCGACGCGACCGCCTTCCCCACCCCGGCCGACAACAATTTCCCGATCGATCCTTACGTCTTCCTGCACGCCGGCGGCACCAGCTTCGTGACCTTCGGCGGCACGGTGCGCACTCAGTTCACCGACCTGACGGTGTCAGTCCAGAACGCGATCGCCCGGCGGTACTTCGCCAACCGCTATGTCCAGATCGCCCGCATGCTGGGCCGGCGCTCGACGGTGGCGATGAAGAACCTGATGGTGGCCGCCACCGACCGGACCCATTACGAGGGCCTGGCCTCCGAGGCCTGCTCGATCGAGCTGAACAACGGCACCCACGGGTTCACCTTGGACTTCAAGGCCCAGAACATCCTGACCCAGCTCCAGGACGACCTGCCGCTCGCGGACCTGTACTTCGAGGCCGGCACCAGCCTCGCGCACTGGGACCCCGCCGCGGGCGCCGACTGGACCCTGACGATTGCCTGATCGAGGAGCAGTGACATGGGCGCTGTGAGCGGCTCGGTCGCGATGACGGCGACCTTCTCGGATTACGTGACGGCCGGCCAGATCAGCCCGCAGACGCTGACGCAGGCGATCGGGGCAGCCGGGACGCCCCAGGCCAAGGTGACCTACGCCAACGGCACCGGCGCCGGCCTCTGCGACCTGGCCTACGCGCTGCCGGTCGCCCTCGTGGCCTCGACGCCGCAGACCTTCGACCTGACTTCGGGGCTGACCGGGATCGGCGGCGAGGCGCTGAACTTCGCGCGGGTGCGGGAGTTCATCGTCTACAACCCCGACACGACGGCCGGTCACGATGTGGGCGTCTATCACGGCGCCTCCAACGGCTGGGCGGCCCTGCCGGCTTCAGGGAATCCCCTCTATGCCCGCGCGGGCGGGGGCTCGATCCGGATCAGCGACCCGCAATCGACCGGGGGCGGCAACGGCAACGTCACCGGGGGCGCCTCGAAGACGTTTACCGTCGATCCGGGGAGCAACAACGTCACGGTCTACGTCCTGATCGCCGGCGGATCCGTCGCCTGATGAAGGCCCGCCGGCAGAGTCCACGCCTCATCCGCAGTCGAAATGGCGATGGCGCGACCTTCTGCGTCGGCTGCGGCCAGGCGATCGCGGGCGAGGCGTTGCTTTTTTACCACGGGCCCGGACACCGATCGGTCTGGCTCGATGTCACCTGTGCCCAGAAGGTTGGACTGGTCCCCGAGGCATGGCCGCAACCAGCTACAAGATCCGAGGAATCCAGCCTCCCGACCTACGCAATTACCCGGCCGACATCCGCCGGATGTACTGGAGCTGGGTCGTGGAGTTTGGCCTCAAGGTCAAGGATCGCGAGCTGGCTCAAGGGCTGGATAAGGACGGAGAGCCCCTGAAGTCCATCTCGGCGAAGACGCGCAAGTATCGCCGCTCGGCCATGACCGCCTCGGGCAAGGGCGACCCCTCCGCACCGCCCTTGATGCCGGCCCGGCAGCTCTCCCGCACGCGGTCGCTCCTGGCCGGTCGGCCCCTCGAGACGCACGCCGATTTCTACTGGCGCTTTGATGCCTGGACCGGCGAGAGCTGGGGCAAGATCCTGGCGATCCACGCCCGCAAGGGCCGCGACGTGATCGGCTTGAGCGATAAGGGCCTGGCCCGAGTGCGGGCTCTCTCCTGGGAGCGATGGGCACAGTGGAAAGCGGGCCGCTACGTCCCCCACCACGGACAACGGACAACGGACAACGGACCAGGGAAGACTGGCCCTGTCATACCCCGGGTCGGCAGCTCCGATGTGAGTCGTGCCATCTTCGGCATCGGTGGGGCTCCGACCCCCGGGGCGGAATCCACCGGTGGCTTGACCTATCCCGAGTGGCGGCGCTACTTCACCCAGCCGAACCCGACGCCGGTGGTGATCCCGGGTCGGCCCGAGGGCCGCTCTAACCGGCTCCTCGCCCATGTCTGGGGACAGTCGGGGAATCCGCCAGCCCCGCCGGCGAAAGCCCCGCGGCCGAAGCCCCAGGCCCCGCCGCGGCCTTCCCCGGTGGATGCATCGCGACAGCCCCGCGGCGGTCCCGGGCGCGGCCCCGTCCCGCCGGCGAT